AGCGACTTTAACAAGTCCTACCATTGGCTTAACAGCAACTAGTGCAACAGCTTCAACAGCATTTGTTGATTTTGCAAATGTAAGTTTTACTTCAGCAACAATTTCTGCTCAAGCAGCTTTAATTTACAATCGATCATCATCAAACACTAATGCAGCTATCGCAGTTTTAGATTTTGGTAGTGTTAAGACATCAACAAACGGTACATTTACAATCGCATTCCCAACTAATGATGCATCAAGTGCTATATTAAGACTATCTTAATATAGGAGGTCATTACCATGGCAGACGCTTGGGGTGAAAATAATTGGGGCGAAGGCGCATGGGGCCAACAAAGTTCTATTACCGTATCAGTTACGGGTGTTTCAGTAACATCCGCATTAGGTACAGCCTCAGCGACTGCTGATGTATCAGTTCCTCCCTCTCCAGTAACACTCACAGCTACGCTTGGCACACCAATTGCAGAGCCAGAACACGTCATATCACCAACTGGTGTATCTTTTGAAACTCAACTCTCTGGTGCATTAGCAATAGAAGAAGGTGCAGGAGTAGTATTAGGCAGCTTATCTGTATCTTTTGCTGTTGGTGACGAAACAGGATCTGGTAGTGTCGATGCAGGTTGGGGTAGATCGACATGGGGATCTTTTGCATGGAATGAAAATATAACCCAAAACGTCAGCGTCACAGGAGTGACAATGACCACTTCACTTGGGACAACAACACAAGAAGTTGGTACAGGTGTTATTGTAAGTCCTACAGGCTTGTCAATGACAAGCACTTTAGGGACCACATCTCAAACAGGAACTGCCGTTGAAACACTTGATAGTCTAACAATTGGTGCTGCTTTATCAGGTGCGTCTGGAATTACTGGTGAGGGTAATATTGGGGTTATAGCTCCTTCAGATCAACTCGATTTTGCAATAGGCACTCCATTTATTGATATATTTACTCAAGTTGATCCTGTAGGTGTTTCAGCTACAACATCACTTGGATCTGTTACTGTTACAGCAGACAAAGTAGGCACTTTAACAGGTGTCTCTATGACTACTGCATTAGGCACAGAAACTGTAGAGACAGGTACAGGCGTAATAGTAAACGTATCAACAGTTGCTCTTAGCTTTGCAGAGGGCGCAGTAACTCCTCTAGGAGGAGCCACAGTAAATGTAACTGGACTTGATTTATCAATAGTTTCCGGTAAACCTTTTGCTACACCTTGGGCTAACGTGGTGACAGGTGCAAGTAACACATGGACAGAGGTAGACGCAGCTTAAAGTGAAAGATAAACTAACTGTAGGTGTTCACACTTACTGTCACGATGGTAATATTTCAGTTTACGATCATGATACAAATACTCTTAAATATTTAAAGTTTGAAAGAATTACAGGCCATAAAGGTCAAGCTCATGATGATTTAAGCACATGGGTTCAATATCTTAATTACTTAGGTTATGACATAGGAGACATAACTAATTTAGCCATAGTTAACTCAGGTGGAATTTATGGTGTAGATTTTCCATACAAACATTTAACACCTATATTCGTAGATCATCATTTATGTCATCATCATTCCATAATGGGAACATCAAATTATAACTCTCTAATAGTAGATAGTGTTGGAAGTAGCTTTGATTCTGTAACTATATACAAAAGAAACCAACCAAAATTAAAACTTAATGCTTATCAACATTCATGTCTTGGTAGAGATTTAGATAAATTATGGATGGGGTGGTTTACAACAAAAAAAGATGAAGATTTATATGTGGAAAGGTACAAAGAGTTTGGAGAAAACCTGGATTTTGCAGGACATACAATGGCTTTACATGCTTTTGGTAAAGACTACTCACATCTTATAGATATGCCTACATACAAGAGATACAAAAATAAAAAAAATAAACTTGTATATGTTCCTAATACCTTTGAAAATTTGTCAAACTTTAAGAAAAAGATTAATAGTAAAGATGAATCATTCATATCTAATTCTTTCGTTACATCATTACATTACTATTGGTATAAAAAATTAAGAAGACATCTTAGTAATAATTTTAACAAGCATGATAAAATTGGTTTATCGGGTGGTGTTGGGCATAACATAATATTAAACACTATGTTAAAAGAGGATTTTCCTAATTTTGCTCCTACTCCTCACTGTGGTGATGAGGGATTATCTATTGGTGCTGTTATCTTTCTTCTAGGTGGTGAGTTTTACAAAAGGTTTAGATTAAAACAATCAATTGTTGATATTAAACAACATGACGAAAACTTTGGATATGCAAAACATAGCACAATAAAAAAAGTTGCAAAATATCTTGATGAGGGAAAAATTGTAATGTGGGGACAAGGTTGGGGAGAGTTAGGTCCAAGAGCACTTGGTTATAGATCTATACTTTTCGATCCTACGGTTCCAAATGCAAAAGAAATTTTAAATGATAAAATAAAAAAAAGAATATGGTTTAGACCTTACGGAGCTAGTGTTCCTGTTGACGATTATGAAAATTATTTTGATTTAAAATATGAAAGTCCTTGGATGTTGTATCAGGCTAAAGTGAAAGATCCTTGGAAATATGCTACTATAACACATGCAGATGGTACATGTCGTATACAAACTGTAGATAATAAAAATCCGACATTTTTAAATTTATTAAAGGAATTCAAACAAATAACAGGAAGTTCGGTGTTAATTAATACATCAATGAATTTACCTGGTAAACCTATTGTAGGCACAAAAAAACAAGCTAAAATAATGTTTGACAAGTCAGAAGCAGATGTATTAGTAATGGGAGATGAGATACATACAAAACTGTTGTAGAATTGATTAAAAACTATATATTTTAAAGAGGTAATAACATGGCAAGTACATTTACAAGTAGATACAAGCTAGAGAAGATGGAGACAGGGGCTAATGCCAATACCTGGGGTACAAGAACAAATAATAATTTAGATGTTGTTGACGCTTTTGGTGGTGGTTACCTTGCAAAATCAGTAGCAGGATCAGCCAACATAACATTATCAACAGGAGATGCAGATCCTAGCACAGAATCAGCTAATAGAGTTATAGAACTTACAGGAACTTTAACAGGAGACATTGTTGTTTTTATACCCGCTACTGAAAGTGAGTATGTCTTTTTTAACAATACTGCAGGTTCACAAACTTTAACTATAGCCGCTACAGGACATACTGCTAATGGATTAGCAATTGCACAAGGTGCTTATTCCCATGTTTATTGTGAAGGATCATCCAACTTTAAAATTTACAATGCAGTAGATAAGTTAGGTGCTGTAACAATTGCAGCAGGTAAAGATTTAACTGCAGGCGGTGGTAATATTATTTTAAGAAGTAATGGCACAGTATCTGCAACTACATATACAGGTAGTGGTGCAAATTTAACAGGTGTTGAACCTTTTCCTTCAGGGACAAAACAAGTTTTTTATCAAGCATCTGCACCAACGGGTTGGACACAAGATACAACTGCTGCTTTAAACGAGGCAGTAATGTCAGTGGTTACAGGCTCAGGCGGAGGCACTGGTGGTACCACAGCTTATTTTTCTTCTTTCTTAGCAACTACAGATAAGACAGCTGCAGATAGTGACGCTCCTGTTTCAGGTTCACTTTCTGGTACAGTTGGTGATACAACATTATCAACTCCGACCATTGCATCTCATACACACCCTCTTACAACTCACAACATAAGATCACAGGAACCAGGTAAGCCTCTTATCAGAAGTGGTGGTAACGCACCTAGTGGTATTTCTAGTGGATCAGCTGGTGGTGGTGGATCTCATACTCACCCATTCTCAGGATCTTTATCTGGTGCAACTGCGGACGTTTCTGTAACAGTTCCAGCGGCGGATGTAAAATACGCTAACGTGATTATTGCTGCTAAAGATTAGTGCCTATATTTGACCCAGACGGCACGTGCCCTCTTTTAAATAAAAAATGTCTAAAACATAAATGCATCTGGTATAACATGCTTCAGGGCAAAAACCCACAAACTGGATTAGATGTTCAAGAGTGGGGATGTTCTATAGCTTGGATACCTTTACTTTTAGTAGAAAATTCAAGACAAACTATGAAAGTTCAAGCAGCAACAGAGTCTTTTAGAAATGAGATGGTAGACTCTAATAGAGCCATGGAAGGTTTATTACAAAAAAGTGATACAGCGTCTAATTTAATGAGGAATACCACGTCTATTTTTAATTTATTAAGCAAACAACAGAGGGCTGTAATGGATGGTGATAAAACGCAAGTGGATAAAACGATTGGACAATTAAGTAATAATAATATAAAAATTACAAAGAAGACTAAGAAAGCTTCGACAAAAAAGGTAAAGAAAAATGGCAACAACAGTAAATAATACAACAGTAAATACAAGATTAACTATTATATTTGATGCCGATGGACAACTCGATGGTAACGGTCCAGCAAAGGGCACAGGCAATACTGAATCCGATGTCTACTTTGATTCTAAAGTTTGCTACAATTTAAGGTCACATACTGAAATAGATGCCTCTATACATGCACTACAGTGGGATGCTGTTAATAATAAAGGTCACATTGAATACACTGACAGTAGAGACAATACATCTATAACTGAGTTACCTTCTTGGGTAACTAATGTTGTGATTAGAGTAGAGGCAGAAGATAAATACACTGAAGCTTACAATACTGCTTATGATGCTGATGCAAGTGCAAACACTGATGATGACTCAGCTGCGGTTACAGCAGGCACAAATGCAGGTGTTGCAGCAAGAGATAATTATCTTTCAGGACATAGTATAACTTACTAACAAGTGCAAAACTATATTGTAGAAATTAGAAAACTAATTCCCTCAAATATTTGTAAAAAAATTATCAAATACCATGACTATGGATTTGAAGACGCAGGTATTGTTACAAATTCAGAAGGATCAGTAAAAAAAAATATTAGAAACTGCACTACAAAATCAATACACCCTCAAACGTTCGGCGAGACAATCCTTCATAATTTTATTCTTAGTAAATTTTTTTCAGCATTAAAAACTTACTCTGACAAGCACAAATATAGTAAGGTTGAAGAAATATCACAATTAGACATTTTAAAGTATGTATCCAATGAATATGAAGCAGGATACAGATATCATACTGACTTCGGCCCTAAAACTCAAGATAGAGCTATATCTATTTCTGTTTGCTTAAACAATGATTTTCAAGGTGGAGAGTTTATGTTTAATTTAGATGGCAAGGAAATACAATATCCACAGAATGAAGGAGACTGTATTATGTTTCCGTCAAATTTTATGTTTCCACATCAAGTAAATAAAGTAACAAGTGGCACTAGATACGCCCTAATAGGATGGGCTATTTGATGGAGCCAATATTCATTCCTGAGTTCTTACCTAAACAAATACTAAATTTGTCTTATTCTTATTCACTTATAAAATTTTCTAATACTAAATCTTTTAAAATAGATGATCAGGCTAACTCACTTATAGGAGTCTATTCTGATACATTTATGGAAACTCTTATGGAGGCAAGCACACCAGTTGTAGAGCAAAATGTAGGTAAAAAATTATTTCCAACATACTCTTACTTTAGAATATATGATAAAGGATCTGATTTAAAAATTCATAAAGATAGACCCTCTTGTGAATACACGGTTGCTTTATGTTTAGGTGCAGATCCTGCTCAGGAGCCTTATGAAATATTTGTCGGAGAAGAGGATAATAACTCTGATTACAAGTATTACTCTAATGAAGGTGACTACAATAGATACAAAATAGATTATAAATTCCCTATGATTCCAAACAATGCGTTAATATTTAAAGGCATGGATAAAATACACTGGAGAGAATATTGTAAACACGATCATTTTATAACTGTATTTTTACATTATGTAGATCAAGAAGGTGAATTCAAAGAGTGGAAATTTGATAAGAGAAAATGTTTGGGAGAGAAAAAAACTAAAAATTCTTAATGACCGACATTACTTGTGATTACAGAGATTGTGACTCTGCAGACATAGGACCATTAATACAAGCCATTAATATGCTTGGTGAGAATTTAGTGGGTTTAGAACTAGGTGTTGATAAAGGAGAGAGTAGCTTAACTATTCTACATAATTGTTCAATTGAAAAGTTATATCTCATAGATAATTGGAAACCTTACGATGATTGGTTAAAAACTAAACCTGATGGTAAACCTGCTTATAGCGTAAATAAAATTGATATAGAACTAAATGAGTTCTTGACAAGGCTCAAGGTTAAATATTCTGGCATGTCAGATAATGTTGAAATAATAAAAAAGGACTCATTAGATGCAGTAAAAAGTATACCTGATTTTTCATTAGATTTTATATTTTTTGATGCAATGATGACTAAAGAACAATCTTACAATGAAGCTCATGCTTATTATCCAAAGATAAAAAAAGGTGGATTTTTTATGGGGCATGATGCAAACGCAATAGAGCAAGTTATGAAACCTATCGTTTCTATCAAACAATATTATAATAACAAAAATAAAATACATAGGTACCTAAACACCTTTTTATTTAAAATTTAAAATGTCATTTATACAAAGACCTGAAATAAACAATATTTATTACAACTTTCTAGATAAAGAAGTTTGCAATAACGCTATAAAATATGTTGAAGAGATGAAAGATAAAATTACAGATAATCCTTACGTTTGTAAGTGTATTACAAGTGATAGTTTAAGTCACAATATTCTTAATGATTTAAAATTACAAGGTTTACATTTAAATATTTTAGCTCACGTGCAGAATTATATGTCAATGTCTGGTAAATATTATGAGGGGTTTATTGAAAAATCGTGGTTTAATATCTACCACAAAGAGTTTTTTCAAGAATATCACGTGCATATTGACCCTATATATAGATCGCTATGTGGAATCATATATTTAACTGATTCACCAGATGCGGTAACACAGTTTTATTTTCATGACACAATATCTGTGCAACCAGAATTTGGCAAAATAGTTTTGTTTCCAGACACGGTGGAGCATAGAGTATCAGCTAATGAAAGCGATAATCAGAGAATAACTTTAGCTTTTAATTATAGAAAATGTAATGAATGGAAAGGTATGTATATATAAATGTTAAATCAAGAAGAACTAAAAGACAAAAATTATAAAGTTTTTTTAGGAATGCCTATGTATGGAGGATTACTTACTGAACCTACTTTACATGGATTATTAGAGCTACAACAATGGTCAGTAGCAAATAATGTGCATTTGAGAATACAAACGATGGGTAACGAAAGTTTAATAACAAGAGCTAGAAACACAATTGTATCTATGATGATGGATCAACAAGATTTTGTAGCAACGCATCTTTTATTCATTGACGCTGATATAGGTTTTACGTCTAAAAATGTTGAAAGACTACTATGTGCCGACAAGGATATTGCATGTGGTATATATCCTAGAAAGCACATACATTTAGAAAAAATTAAAGGTATTTTAGAAAAGCACCCTGATCTATCTAATGATGAATTAGAGGCTAGAGCTTTGGGATACAATATTAATTTTGATGATCCTACAAATCTAAGGGGAGAGGGAGGTTTTTTTCCTGTGCAAGAGGCAGCAACGGGAATGATGCTAGTCAAGAGACAAGTATTTAGAACTATGATGAAAAAGTTCCCAGAGAGAAAATATGAGTCTGATCAAATAGTAAATGGTGGATATTATAAGTCAGATAATTGTTATGATTTGTTTGCTGTTGGACCATATGAAACAAAAACAAAAGAAGGTAAACCTCAACTAAGATATCTTTCTGAGGATTATTATTTTTCTAGGTTGTGGCAAGAGTGTGGAGGTAAGATATGGGCTGACCTAGCAATGCCTTTATCACATTTTGGTAACAGAACATTCAAAGGTCATGTAGGAGCTTTAGTAGAACCTCAAAAATGAATAAAGTAGATAATTTTTTAAACAATCCTGATCTTATCAATGGTTTTTGGGACAAGTATATTGATAAGGGTGAAATAAAAATGTGTCTTAAAAATAGAGCACATGAAAGACAATTAGCTGCTGATTCATTTACAACTTTACTACCTAACACTGATTTTTTCTTACCATTAATTTATGATTTAAAAACTAAAATTGACCAAAATCATATGGATACACAGAAAATTAGAATTTATAGATGGTTTATAAATATACATCCTACTGGTTATGATGGCACAATGCATGAAGATAACTATGAAAACTTACCTACCTTTTTATATTGTTTAGCTCCACATTGGGATCCAGAGTGGGGTGGCGAGTTTATTATTTATGATGAAAATAAAGAGGCTACAAACGTATGTTCTTTTAAACCAGATCGTTTAATTATATTTGATGGGTCACTAAAACATAGAGGTGTAGCACCAACAAGGTTAAGTTCTCTTTTGCGAGTAACAATAGCTTTTCAAACAGAATTATTAAAATAATAATTTATGGAAATAAAATTAGAGAATTGGTTTAGCACCAAGATATTTCACACTAATATTGACATTGAGTTTTGTAATAAATTGCAAGAAAAAGTTGTAATAGATAAAGATAATTGGAAAAGAGATTTAAATAATGTCAATGCACTGACAACAGGTTGGGACGGATTAAATCAATATCAAGATTTGCAAGAATTATCACAATACATATGTCAAAATGTTTTACCAAAAATAGGACAAAGCCAGAATTGGAGATACAATAATTGGCACACAAAGGAGGCATGGGTTAATTTTTATCAAAAGGGAGATTCTACCAAAATGCACAACCATGGATTTGCAGATTTTTGTGGTGTTTTAATAATTAAACCAGGAGAGGGCAACTTAATTTTTTCAAGAACTGAACTGATAGAAGGTAAAACAAAACCATTTGAGACTATTAATGATGAGCAAATTAATGAAACAAAAGGCAAATTGGTATTATTTCCCTCATACTTATATCATACGGTTACAGATTGTAAGAATGATAGGATATCTGTTGCTTTTAATTTTTCTAATGATCCAATCAAGGAATTGTAGTATATTTTTTAAATGCCCCTAGTAAATTTTAGACCAGCACCAGGTATTAATAAAGAAGTAACCGATTACACAGGTGAAGGTAAGTGGACTGATGGCGATAATGTGCGTTTTTTTCAAGGTCTACCACAAAAAATTAAGGGCTGGGAAAAATTTATAAACACTACAATAGTCGGTGTCGCTCGAGATCAACACGCTTGGGTGGCCTTAGATGGCACAAGATATAATGCTGTTGGAACCGATAGAAAATTGTATGTTATTGAAGAGGGTAGAGCTTATGACATCACCCCATTAAGAAAAACTACTACATCATTATCAAACCCTTTTACAACAAATGCAACAACTACAGTTGTAGTCACGGACACAGGCCATGGGGCACAAGTCGGAGACTTTGTAACATTTGACTCTTTTTCTGCCATAGACGGTCTTGACATGAATAAAGAGTTTGAAGTCATAACTGTTGCAAATAATAATGCATATACAGTTACAACCACTGCAGCAGCGTCAGGCTCGACATCTGGTGGTGGAGGAACGGGTAACGCAAAATACCAAATAAATATAGGTCCTGAGTTTTCATTACCTGCATTTGGTTGGGGCACTGATACTTGGAGTTCAGGTACTTGGGGTACACCATCTACTGTTTCTAATGTTACATTAGAAGCTAGACAATGGTCTTTAGATAACTTTGGTGAAAAATTAGTTGCAACGGTTCTAAATGGTGGTGCATTTGAATGGAATCCCTCTACTTCAGTATCAACTAGAGCAAGTGCAATAACAGGTGCACCAACGGCCTCAAGAATCGGTTTAGTATCTACACCAGATAGACATTTAATTTTCATGGGTACAGAGAATGAGATAGGTGATCCAAGCAAACAAGATGATTTGTTAATAAGATTTTCTAGTCAGGAAGATATAAATACTTATCAACCCACAGCAGAAAATACAGCTGGCTCTCTAAGAATTGCTGACGGATCACGAATCGTAGCTTCCGAAAGATCTAGAGGTCAGATTCTTGTATGGACGGACACGTCTCTACATTCATTACAATTTATTGGCCCGCCTTTTACTTTTGGTCTTAGACAATTAGGTCAGAACTGCGGTATAATAGGACAGCACGCAGGTATAGATTTAAATGGTGTGTCTTATTGGATGTCTCAAGACTCCTTCTTTTTATTTGATGGTACAGTGAAAAAACTACCTTGCACTGTAGAACAATTTGTTTTTGACAATATTAACGTCACTGGTTCAGAAAACGCTTTCGTTGGACATAATGGTGAATTTAACGAAATATTATGGTTTTATAACAGAACAGGCTCTGATCAAATTAATGCAGTAGTGGCTTATAATTATCTTGAAGGCACGTGGTGGATCGGCACTCTTAGTAGAACCACATGGATTGATAGAGAGGTATTTGATAATCCTGTTGCAACTGAGTATTTTGACGATGTTGTGGCAAATAACGAAGTTATATCTGGTTTAACAGCAGGAGCATCTAAATTACTTTTACATGAAACAGGTAATAACGCTGATGGTGAGGCCATGACTGCTTTTGTAAAATCAGGCTCTGTTGAATTAGGAGAAGGTAACGACTTATTATTTGTATCTAAATTAATACCTGATGTTCAAAATCAAGAAGGTACTTTAAATGCAAAACTAGAATTTAAGAACTACCCTAACACTAGCACAAGCACAATTAAAACAGCAACATTTACTGATGCCACAGAGTTTGTGAGTTTACGTGGAAGAGGTAGAGAGTTTACCGTTAATGTGGTATCTAACACCACGGGGACCGCATGGAGATTGGGTACACAAAGATTTGATATTCAACCAGATGGTAGAAGATAATGGCAAAATTAGTATTACAAAGATTTCCAGATCCTAGACCGGAGTATGACGCACAACAATCCGCTGAACTTATAAGACAACTAGAAGAAATGATACAGCAACTTAATACTCAATATACACAAGACACACAAGAAGAAGCTACAAGAAGGACTTGGTTTTTAAATGGCTGATGTTTTTAAAAGATTTATAGCTAATTTAACAACCACAGATCTTACAACTGTGTTTACTGTTCCTACGGCTAATGTCGCTGCTTCTCCTCCAATACCTGTTTCAACTTTTATTGTAAAAACAATTAATACACATAATTATGATGGATCTGCAGCTGTGACAGTCAATTTAGATCACAATAATGGAAGTGCAGATTTTCAAATATTTCAAATAGATGTCTCAGCCTCAGATACTAACACGATTAATTCTAGTATGGTTTATCAAGAAGGGGATGCTCTAAAATTACAAGCGAATGCAGCTTCAAGAGCCATGGTTGAAATATCTGTTTTAGAAGTAAAACAACAACAGTAGTGAATTATATTTTCAAAACAAAGGTAGAATCTCATCAGGAGATTAAAGAAAAACTTTTAGAACAAATAAATCAAATTCCTAATAACCCTATGCGTAGCGAGGGTCAAAATATTATACATACGGACTGGAATTTGCCACGAGAAATGCACAGAGAATATGCAAAATTATTTATTGAAACAGTTACTCCACACATACATAAAATGGTGGATGAGTTTCAAGTTCAGGAGGCTAAAATAGATAATTTTTGGTTTCAAACCTATGGTGAAAATGGCAAACATAGTTGGCATACTCACCCACAGACTAATTATGCCAATGTTTATTTTTTAGAATGCCCTGCAG